TTCTCCAGCTCTTTGTCGTGCTTGTCGTCAGGGTCTTCGGAAGGCTTTTCGGCTTTCTTTCCGTCGTCCTTGGGCTTGTCCTTCGCCATCTTCTGTGTATTAGCGGCTTTGACGGATTCCATTTTGAGCTGGTGCGCATGGTCGAGCTTCTTGGCTTCGATGGTTTGTTCGTGCTGTTTGTCCATCTTCTCCAGTTCTTTCTCGTGTCCGTCGTCTGCCATCTCTTTACCCTTCTCGTGCTGGTCATCAGCTTGTGCTTGCTGAATGTCGGCTTCGGCGTTCGGGTCATTGGGATCAGCGTTCGGGTCTTGCTGTTGCCCTAAACCGCTTTCCGCCATAAACACTTGGATAAGCTGAGCATTCGCTGGTGCATCTGCCCACTGTGCGGGGATGACTTCAAGGTCTCTGGACTTCCGAACCTCATTGACCGTCTTGATGCCTGCTTCCAGTGCGGACTTATCACGCTCCATGCGCTGGTCTTCATCTTCTTCGTCCACACCAATCCACTGGAATTCGAAGTCTTCAGAAAGACGGTCGACGATCTCGGAATTGAAAGTGTCAGCGACGAAGTTCATCAAAGGAATGAAGCCTTTGTCTTTGGAGCTTTCCATCTTCTCGGCGGTGTTGTCGCTCTTGCCCATGGAATTGGAGTTGCTTGTCCAGCTCTTGAAACCGACTTCATTCGGATCAATCTGGTAGACCGCACACGCGATGTTGAAGAGGAACTCCAAGAACTCATTGAACTGCATGTCTTGGTTCGAGTTTTTAAATGGCGTCCATTTAAAGCCCTGACCTTCTTCCAGTGCCATGACCGGAACACTCCACTTGCCTGCGGCTCCGCTCGTTAACTGTTTCCAGTGGCGTTTGAAGCCTTCGAGATGCTTGTCGTTGTACTTACCGACGATCTCCAGCACACCCTGCGGCATGTGGGAATGGGTGAAGTAGGTCGTATTATAGTTGACTCCGTTCAGAATGCCTGTCACGATCTCGACCAGCACTTCCAGCTCGCTCATACCGAAGTCGGTATACTCAATGTTGGTGCGCGGGTTACGAATCGCCCATGCCAGTTCCTCTTCGGTGTACTCAGCAATGATCTGACCGTTAATGCGCTGTACATAGGAAATCTCCCCGCCCAGCTTCATGCCGCCTTTGGTCATCGGTACATACACAGGCAGGCTGTAGGCTTCGGAAACAGGCGCATTAGCCACCAGTTCGATCGTTGCCGCATCGACTGCCCAGACTTCGCTGAGATCACCCTTCAGATTCGGCACGTTTTCCCAGACCATGGTATCGAGCGTTAATGAGTCATCCACGATCTTCCGAAGGAAGGTGTTGAAGTTATCCTTCCGCTTGCGGTTGGGAATCGCTCCGGTCTTCAGAAAGAACTCTTCCAGCCGCATGGCTTCCTTACGTGCCGCTTCTGTCATCTTGGCTTTCGGGTCTTTTAGGCGAAGCTGGAAACCCATGTCCCCCTCATAGCGGGGTCTGCGGGCATATCTGGCTACTTGGTTCTTCCGTGTGAGCAAAATTGCCGCTATTGCTGGCACCTGCGCCATTCTTCGAAGCGTCGCATAGCTCATAGTTGTCGGCTTGGAGCGGGTGCCTGCACTCATGCTCATGTAGTTATAAGGATCAATAATCGCGGATTTGGGTTCCGTTTGCTGATCCTTCATCGACTTCAGAAGCATGTCCCCCTTGGGTGCGCTCTGCCAGATACTTAATATATCGTCCATCGGGATACCTCCTTTTCCTGCAAGATGGAGAAAAGGCTTCGGAAGCTCGTAAGCCCCGAAGCCTTTGGGTTTACTCGGCTGGGTTCGTCTTGTTATGTCCGTAGACGTGACCACAGTTCGGGCAGTGCGTCTTCCCTGCCACTGCTGTTGTCGCACGGCGAGTGGACGTAATTGGACGCGGCACTGTGTTCACTTTGCACAGTGGGCATGCTTTCTTCGCGGAGCTGGTTGCTTCATCAGCACTACCATACACGCGCGTTGTTCCGATTTGACTAGCCATAGCTTAACACCCCCATATTATTTAGTCGAGCCTATCATAGCATTAATTCGATGCACTTCGGAAGATGGCTATCGCTTTTTTACATAAAGGTCGAGGTCGCCAGAGCTCACGGTCGTTTCGTTGCCCATAGGGTCGATCATGACCAGTTCATGATAGTACAGCCCTTCCATCAGGTCGACCGTGTCCTCTTTATAAATACGAACTACGACCGTCGCCGTTTGGATGTCCTCAATGACCACATCCGGTGGGTCTGTTTTGGTTAAGAAGGGGTTTCGTGCATGCAAGCGGTAGAGCATCCACTTTGCGCTGAACCCTGTGAAATTCGGTGCTGTCCCGTCGTTCTTTTCCACAATGATTTCTAGCTCTCGGTAGTTGCCTATCCGCAGATCAAAATTTGCCATCACATTTCACCCCTCATCTTAATCCGTGTTATGTACAATCCCCGCATACGAAGCCGCTGAGTGACTGCCGCCCCTAGGATAACGACGCCTACACCACTGGACGTTGTAACGCTTGTCCCTTTGAAAGACAGCTTTGCTGACAGTCTGCCGCTGGCACCGGACTGCGCCGATGCTGTGCCGCCTAATCCCCGTGCACGCTTCATCGCACCGCTTCCGCTGGTTGTCGTAATGGACAGTCCGCTCAATCCGCTCACCTTCCGAAACGGTGGTACATGGGTTCCGCTGGTGATCGTAATGGACGGGTTTGCCTGTAGCGGAGTGTACTTCCGAAGAACCACAGGTACCGTGCTGGAGCTGGTTGCGCTGATCCCGCTGAGCATCACAGGCGACCTTCCGGTAGAAAGAAACGGCTGGCTGGCTGTGGTGCCTGTGCTCGACGTTCCGCTAAAGCGAACAGTTCGGCGGATCGTTCCGCTGGCGCTGGTAATTGTAACGCTGGTGCCGCTCCCCAGTCTGAAGGTCTTCCGAAGCACCGGAGTGCTGGCACTGGATAGGGTTGTGGATACCCCTGCTAATACGACAGGTGCTCTTCCGGTAGACAGTACTGACCCGCCTGCACCGGATAGGGTTGCGCTCGTGCCGCCGCTTAGCCTACTGGACTTCCGAAGCAACGGAGTGCTCGCCGTTGTGATGGTCGTCGATATCCCTGCCAGCGTAACAGGCGCTCGTCCTGTTGAAAGGATAGCACCGCCTGCGCTGGTGGTCGTGCTCGACGTTCCGCTAAACCGCACCGTTCTTCGGATCGTTCCGCTGGCACTGGTACTGGTTGTAGATGCTGAAGGAGTTAGCTTATTCAGCTTCCGAAGGATAGTCGACCCTGCGCTGGATGTCGTTACAGATGCTACAGCGGTCAGCGGTCTGATCTTCCGAAGAACCGGAGTGCTGGCGCTGGAGCTGGTCGTACTCGTGCCGCCGCTTAAACGATTCGCCTTCCGAAGCACCGGAGTGCTGGCGCTGGAGCTGGTCGTCGATGTCCCCGCTAAGGCGACAGCGCCACCCGTTGCCGGAACGACCCATGTACCGCCTGTCAATGTAGCGTGTCTGCTGTTACCTGTCAGATCGTACAGCTTACCTGCGGACAGATTACCAAGTGCGGTGTCGTAGTGCACCATAAGCTCGGTGCCGTTGTATATCTTCAGGGAGTAAAATTCCCCTTCCATGTAGGCGGCTCCGCCATTCCAGAAAACATTGGTGCCTGTCGTACCACTACTCGGTGCGCTCAGTACACCGCGCAGAGTTTGTTTGGTATCCAGCTTCATAAATGCCGTATTGGTCGCCGCCTGCACACCATCGACATACACCGCCGAATACCCTGCCGCAAACTGATCTTGGTTTGATCCGTTCCGGTTAACCGCACTGCCTGTGAAGTTGATATACTGCTCCCATGCCATCGGACGCGGCTTGAGCTCCATACTGAACTCCGTAGCCACAAAAGCGGGAACAATTATCCTGTCGTCTACGCCGTCAAAGGTCACATACGAGGATTGTAAAGGCTGTTCGACCCATGTACCGCCGAACAGCGTCGCATGATTGCCGTTGCCGCTTTGGTCGTACACCGTTCCGGTCGACATATCATAATGGATAACTAATGCCGTGCCGTTATAGAAGCGGATATTAAAGATGTCACCTTCGACGAAGGTGCCTGCTGTGGCGCTGACGTTAGAGAAGATATTTACATCATCGGTGCCGACAGCTGAGAAGAAGACTGAAACGGTGCTTCGCGCATTCTGCGGAATCACGTCGAGCCCGTTGGTTTTGCTTTGTCCGTCTACTTGGACGGCGCTGATGCTCGCGCCCCAGTTGTCCGTGGCTCCGCCAGTACGCTGAAGATAGCCTGTTGCATGACCGCTTCGGGCATCCAGATAAATCTTCGAAGGTGCCGCACGGGGTGCGATGTCCAAGACGATTTTATCGAAGGCAACGGACGGCGTCTTCAGATAGTCGTTGATGCCGTCCATCGAGAGATATAAGGGCATAGCCTAACCCCCTGTATAGGTTTCTGCTAATCCACAAGGCTGGGGGCTCGGCTCATCATGGGTGCATATGTGCCAATCAATCGACTCGCCGAACTCGTCAACGAAGTCTTTCAGCTCGTTGAACAGCGCGTTTTTCTCGGCTTCCGTGTTCACCCATGCTTCAAAGACAAAGGCTTCCGTAGGCTCGATGACAAGCCGCCAAAGCGCATAATTGTTGAGCACCGCCACAACCGCCGAACCGTCAGTGATTAGCATGTTCCCACGGATTGAGTATTTCATGGCTTGTCCACCCCTTATTAGCCCAGCTTCACAATCAGCTGACCGCTTCCGAAGTTTGCCGTATCACCGTTGTTCACCGCTTTGGATTGCGTCAGTGCCGCAAAGACCACAGGCTGTGCCGCTACGTTGGTGTCAAAGATGCCCCAGTGTGTCACGGTGCCCCAGTCCGCTGTCGCCTGCGGGAATGTGACCGTGTTGGCGTTGGTAACTTGGAAGTTAGCGCCGCCGTCTGTTGCCGCCGCAGACCAGTCCGTTGTGTTTCTGACAACTGCCACACGTGCATAGGCACCACCAGATGGTTCAACAAAGCCGCCTGCGTCTGTTGGTGCCGATCCGCCAACGTGTAAGCCGATGTAAAAGTTTGCCGCGTTCGCTGGCAGGTTTGTCAGAGCTGTTCCACGAAATAGGTAGTTCAATACTTGTGCTTCCCAAAGGTCTGTGAAAGACATGGTCAATCCCTCTTTTCTGAAATTTGGTAGATTCAGGTGCATTGTATCATGCGCCTAGAAATGGAAGAAAGCCCATTATCTAAAGAGATAATGAGCTTCCGAAGTGCGTTTATCCGAATTCTGCCATATTCTCGATGAGCACCAAAGACTCTTCGACCCTGTCCGCCCATTTGGATATTTCGCCGCGGTAGTTATTCCGAAGGTGGGCTCTGCCTGCCCATGGCTTGCGGGAGAAGTGGAAGGCATTCACTTGAAACGCGTTCAGCTTATGCTTGGTGTACAGCTCGACGCGGGAATCGGTCTGCTTGCTGTGTCCAATCACGACCGCTTTGCCGCGGTGGTCATGGATACGGGTCAGTACCAGCTTCAGGTCGGTCAGGTCGCCTGCATTCTGGGCTTCATCGATAATCAGGTAGGTGCCCCGCATGTTCCTGCCCCGAAGGTGAATATCAGTGCTGGTATCGATGTACTTTGCCGTGATCAGGCGCATTACCGCTTCTTCCTGCACGCCGCAGTCCTGCATAGCTTCGTAAAAGGGATACATGTATCCTGCTTCCTTTTCATAGTTACCAGCTAGGAAGCCCAGCTTCAGGGAACGCTTATCGGGAAAACGGACATAATGGATACGGCTGATCTTTCCTTGCCTGAGTAGTTCCACGCCCTTCCGAACAGCGACAGCGGTCTTTCCTGTACCCGCTTCCGCATCGGTGAAGACGACAGAAAGGTCTTCAATCAT